TTGCAGCTCCTAATTCTTTAATATAGAAAGTGTCCCAATCTACACTAGCAAAATCTGCAGGAAAGCTATATTGTCTGGTACCTGCAGTTAGTGTTTGAGTATAGGTATTTTTTAAGAAAGGCCACTCTTGGCCTGTTTGTAGGATATTTCTAATGGAGTTATTAATAGCATCTTTAGCCAAAGCTTGTACGTTACGTACAGTATCAAAGCCATCACCAGCTGTATCTAGTGTAACTTCGTTTAGCCTTCTTAGAAGCTGGTTAATTAGTGTAACATAAGTTGCCATAAATAAATCCCTTAGATGAGATCAGAGGGGCCAGTTGCCCAGCCCCTCAAGTTCTTAGTTATGCTAGATAGTCACGAGCGACTTCGTCAGCTTCTTTAGAAGAGCCAACTGAGTCAACGTCCATCAACATTGCCCAAACACGTACTTTACCTGCTGTAGAAACAGTTGTCGCTGCTTGGATTAGAACATCAATTGTGTCTGATGTTGTAACCAAGATAGGACATGCAGTGTTTGCTAGAGTTGCATAAGAACCTGCAGTTGCAGAGTCATAAGCAAAACCGTCAACAAATGCGTCAACGTCACCACCTGTGATACCAAGGTCTAGAACTGTGCCTGTACCACCTGAAGGTGTTGCAGTACACTCCATACCTGCAGCCATTACCATTGTGTTTGCACCAACAGTAATTGCTTGAATGATATCTGCTGCTGCTAGGGCAGAACCCTTAGCAGTTGCGGCAGCTGCCATGTCGATTTCAACCTCAACTAAGTAAGGTTTGTTACCAGGGTTACCACGACCCCCTGCTGCTCGTGAAAGAGTTGTTACTGTAGCCATAAGTCAGTCCTCCTCTTACGCCAAGTTATATTTAGCAGTTACAAGACCTTCTGGGCGAAGAATCTTGCGGCCATATAGGTGCATACCACGAACGATGTCTGCAAATGAGTCAGGGTCACGGTATGTTTCAGTTTTGTTGATCTGCTCTGCAGTTGCTACTGCTGAGTCATGACCACCAACGATAACACCAAAGTTGCTTGACTGAGCTGTACCGTCTACTGTATCAGAACCTGTACCGATTGATGGTAGGTTTGATGATTGGTAGATACGGAAGCCGTGCAAGTTGTTTAGTACTAGACCGTTGCGTAGACCACCTGATTCACCGAAATCAGAATTTAGGAGACGTGAATCTTCATCACGAAGAATCTCCATAAATACTGGATCGACTACAAGCCATCTACCATTCTTATCAACTTGTTGTTGATCAAGTAGACGAGCCATACGAGCTACGATCATGTTAGGTGATACGTAACCTGTTGGTAGTGCTGTTGCACCTGGTAGACGAGCAGCAACAGGAATAGAGTCGCCTGTTGAACCTGCTGCTGTCAAGTTACCGAAGTTAGGACGAGATAGTTTCATTGTAGAAAGCAATTCGTCAGAACCTGCAGTTGACACAGCTTTAGTGCCGTTTACAGTTGTGTTAACTGTATCAGCAGCACCGTGCAGTGCAGACTGCTTGTAACCTGATAGGTAACCTAGAACTTCTTGGTCATGCTGATCAGCCAAGCGGTAAGCCGCACGGTTGGTTGCAAGATCCATGAAGTTTACGTGACTGTGGGCTTCTTCGATGTCGTCGATCTTGAAGGCGAAGTAGTTTGCCTTATCAACGACTAGAGAGAAATCCTCGTCATCTAGATCTTGTGCATTGACCTGTGTGCCTCTCGCATAAGATGACACTGAAATTTCAGGTTCTTTGATGATTTTAACAGTGTCACCTTGGGCACTGATCTCTCCGAAATAATCAGAGTTTGTGATGTCTCCAACGACTGTGCTCTTGCGGAATGCAAGCTGCACTTTTTTGGAGTAGATTACGGAACTAAAATTACCGTTAGGTAAGTTTCCGTAACCCGATGCTGAAGTAAAAGCCATGATAAATCCTCCTGATATTTGGCTTCGGGTTACAAAGCTAAACACCTTAAAGAGGCTGTACGTTTTCTAGGGTGCAGAAAACACCCACTTGCGCTAGTAGGTGTACTCTGGGCCTATACTTGAACAGGTAGTTCTTTTATAGTTTAGACTTTTTTATGAAATTAGACTGAGACAAAAGGTAGTCAAAAAGAGGCTTTTGTCTCTGTGTCTATAGTTATACTGTTGATTTATTAATTGTCAACAGTTTATCTAGCTTTGCCAGATACATCGTAAACAAATTTACCCGAACGGATAGCTTTGTTAATTTCCTCAGATTTAGCTTCAAACTCTTTGTCTGACATTTTAGCCACATCTGATTCACGAATTACGTCATTTGCATCATCTACATCTACTTCCGTTTTACTACGGCGAGTAACTGTAGAAGCTGCATCTTTGGCCTTAGCTTTCTTAGCAGTCTTAGTAAGGCCTTTATCTACTTTGTACAAATCAATTACACGTACTACTGACGCAGGGTCATCTGAGTTTTCATACAGTGCATC